ATGCATCTGCAACCTCTATCACAAAAAGGTCGTAAGGCTCGAATCGGTAAAGTTTATTTTCTAAATGACCGACTAACGTTTTTTGCTGGTTATGGTGAGTGTGACAACTGTAATTCTAGGAGTCGCATACTACTCTCCCCTGACGATGCTCGTGAATTCAGCCGCGCTATAGGTGGCTCGCGTGAACCACTGGGTGCGCGCATGGCAAGGCGTATGATGAGACGCTATGGTCTTTAGCGGATAGCGCGGTGCAGAGGGTTATTTTAGCTTTCGTCGAGGTGTACCCGCTAATCTCTTAATCTTTTGGCCTGTAGGGGTTTCTATGATATTTTGTGGCAATAATTCAAAGTAGTATTTGGCATCAGTAAATGACTTATCTGGATTGTAGAGGTATACGAGGTTACTAAGGTTGAGCCTTATAGCCTGATCGCGTAGTTCTTTTGCGGCATTTTCTTCTTTGTCGTTCTCTGCTTTAATATCCGGATCATTGCTGGGGTTACTCTTTATCTTCTTAGCGGTCTCTAGTGCTATTCTAGAAACATTTTGTTGGATGCCTAGCCGGATACCCTCTTCGTTTAGTTGAAAAGTGCCATCCTTATGCTCAAGTGCTGCGTCAAATTCCCGGCAATTGTCATAGTAGTCGCTTATCATTTTCCACTGCTCTGGCTCCAGCGCCCTTACAAAAAGGTATTTATATCTAGTCCAGCTTGCGGTCGGCATTAGTCTAAGCCGGTCTGGAAATGAAATTGAGGGTGGACTTTGGGTCTGACCACTCTCATATGATTGGCGTGCTTCATTTAGGCGTTCGACTGAATTTTTTAGTTCCAATAAGATGATATTTGCCGCATCCCGTTTATAATCTCTCCGCCTGAGAAAATAAATAACGAATACAACTAAACCAGAGAGTAATGTCACTATACTGACAGATGCAGGGGATGCAAATAAAGGATACAGAGTGGAGTGCCATAAGTTAATCATATAAGCACTATGACATAAATATGTTGTTATTACAAGTGTTTGGCAATACTCAGAGAACCTATGATAATTTTAGAGGCCTTTAAATAACTGCTCAAGCGTAATGCCTAAGGCGGCTACGAGTTTACTCAGCGTAGTGAGGGTTGGCTTACGCCTACCCTGCTCAATAAAGCCGATGTGCGCAGCGGCTACTTCACTTCTTGCGGCTAACGCCTCTTGGGTTAGGTGCTGTTTGGTGCGCACACTGTTAATGCGCTTGCCAATCTCTTTATATATGACTTCGACTTGTTTTGTCATTACCTCAACAGTAGCCCTAACATAAGTTAGGGGCCACTAACATTTGTTAGTCTTGTTATATATGGAATTGAATTGTATGCTAGAGACAAGCTCAGTTGAGCATAATTCAAAAACCTAAACCATTATTGTAATGGCATGGTTTTAAATCCAAAGTAGTACTAATCCCGTCGTTAGTATCTACTTTGGTCATGTCTGGAAACGGGCATGGGGCGCAAGCTCGCTAGCGGCGGGTTTTGTGTTATCTAAAGACGGATAAGGATGACAAAATGCGTACTAGGCCAACAAAGGAACGAGCAGAATCGCGCGTCGTTAGTCGGTATCACAAATTATATGAACCTCTTATAGCACTAATCCAATCGCTTGAAGATTTACTGCCAAGCGGCATGCAACTGGATGAAACTGTGGAATTTAACACCGATAATGACATGTTGTCAGTAGCGTATAAGGCTCGACCTATAAGCTTGGTTATCCGTGATAAAGGACAAACTATTGTAGTACGGGTCACGCCGAACTAGTCACGGTTTAATGAGCGAAAACCGTCAGCTATTACGCCCAGCAACAAACCAAAACCAGCGCCAGCAGCGCCATAAACGAACATGTCATGCCTGAGCTGATAATGCGCAACCGCATCAATCTGTACCTGGGTTGAACCGTATACCTGAGAAAGATAATCATTACTGCCGTCATAATGCTGCACCACTTTTGCTAAAGCTATACCTATGAGTGCAAACGCGATAACCATTAGTAGTGTCCAGAAAGAAATCTGGATGCCTTTGTTTTTACCTACAGTAGTTTGCTCGTCCATAATCACCTTTCGTTAGTTGTTAGATCAATTTTTTGGTGCGCTATGCGTACCTCGAAACCCTCAGACTGATATGACTCGGTGAACTTTTCTTCATCCGCTGCTGGCACTATAGGGTTTTGGATTTTCTTAGGTCGTACGAGGTCGTGTGAACACCAGTAGCGTTTCTTGTTATTAAACTGAGGCATGTCTTTTGTAATGTACTTTTTAATGTAGCTGGACACCTTGGGCACGCCCTCGTCATCTATGAGTGTAGCAGTGCTGAAGCCAAACTTATAGTTCGGTAGATTGTATACTGCTCGACCGTCACTACGTTTGTGACCGCTATCTACTAGTTCGCCTTTGTAATCTTTAAATAAGGCATGAAAATGGATGCTTTTGCCGTCTTTATGGAACTCAGGAACAATCAGATACTGGAACTTCCCTACTCGTTTGTATTGGTTATTTAACCAATGTGACATCCTACTTTTGCACTTGTTGATGTCCTGGCGTTCAGTAGCAAAAGTGAAGGTGCAGAATAGATCAAAACGGTTGGCAATGACAATATCAGATAGGCGGGTTTTAGTTCGGCGAAGAGAGTCTAAAAGCTGGGTAGGGGCACTAGTAGACGATGCCCTGCTCTTTGTTTCCTTTTTCCTAGCTTCGTATCCGGCAACACGCATTTTAATCGGCTTTCGGTAAATAAACAGCTTAGTTATATCTGGGTAGATTTTAGCATAGCTATTTATAGTAGTATAAATAGCTGTTTCGGGGACATTTAGGATGTTACGCATTTAATGTCCTTTGGACTTAAATGTGTACCTATTCTCAAGTAAGGTACACATCCGGTTGGTGTGTAGGAGTTGAGAAGCAGCGGAACCCATGCACACAGCGCATTGGGTTCCTCGCCCTTATTTAATCTTCAACTTTTTGCTGTTTATGGTGACGTTCTGTTGTGCTGCATACTGCTCTGCACCACTCACTACCTTTTGGTAGGTGTCATAAGCCTCGCGTATCTTTCGTGTATGGAAAAACCAACCCAGCCGTTTTTTGTGTATGGATTTAGCTTTCTCTTCACCTTCTAAGCTCAATGCTGCTCCGTCATACGCGATTGTAAATGTGATAAAGCCGAATATAGTCTTGCACTCGATCACGTTGTCGCACTGTTCTCTAAATGGTTTAGCTGTACGCATAAAGAGCTGTGAAGTGGCAACAATACATTTACGCTGTTTTCTTTGCTGTGATATCTCAGTAAAGACAAACATGGGTATGTTTTTGCTATCCAAAGCATTAAAATATGTGTGTATTTCATCAATGAGATACAGCACACCCCTAAAGCCGTTATTTACCTGAGTTAGACAGTCGGCTAACTCGTCCATGTTTTGAAAGAAAATATATTGCAATGGCGCTATGCCGTTTTCCAGATATTGTTCTAGTGATACTGACGTTAGGTAATTCAACCTCAGGTTAGAGACAATGATCGCTTTCGGATAGCGCGCCTTTATATCTAGGGCATGCTTAACCGCCGAGATCGTTTTACCACTTCCTTGCTGTCCAACGTACATCTGAGTGCCAGTTGGCCTAAAGAACTCCTTATCACGTAGCTGTTTGATATCGTCGAGTAGCGACTGAACACGCGGTCTAAAATGCTTTTTAATGATTCCAACATAGTTCGACATCTATCCCCCTAATGTACGTTTAAGAACGGTATCTTTTTAATGACCCACATTACGACGTGATATATTGGCTCGAACGCCCAGACGACAATTGCCACACCAACAAGAGCCGCTAGTAATGTTGAACCATATACAAAACTGGCAAACGCAGCACCCTCCCCCACTGTGGTAACTATCCAATTACCTGCGGTTACAATTGATGAATCAATTGCAGGTATCGTTGGGAAAATGGACATTATGGTCTCCACGACACTCAGTATTCCGTGTACCATTGCGTCAATTATCATTTGTGTGTAATCTCCAAGAACTTACGACGCAGAGCAAACAAAAGTATTAGGATGCTCAGGCCCTTAATCATGTCTGTAAGAAATGACCATAATGTCGGTAGCGCTATAGAGGCATATTTTAGGTTTATGCCCGGCCAGCTCGCATGCATAAATGTACCCGCACCGATTGTGCAGCATGGCGTAGTTGGTGATAGCGTGGCAGAAAACAGACTAGTGACAAACGAAAACGGCCATAACAGAAAGCCTAGCTTTGTCTGCATTGTGGATGAAAATGCGTTCCAATCTGCACTAAGCTGCTGACCACTAGGAACAAATAGGCTATACAGACCAACGCCGAACGCTTGAAATGCATTGGCGATACTATTACCTACAGAGGAAAACAGATTGCTCATATAACAGACGACATCTGTTATCCCAGAGCAACTTGGTCCACTGCTTGGACCGCCTACTCCCGACGTCCAGCCTGGTCCGTTAGTATATTTAGGGTCCGTAAATGACGTGTCGTAAAGAACGTTTTTGGTAAACTCTACGCAGATCGGACTAGCGCCAACAGGATTGTATGCTGCCGATCCAGTGATCTGATAGTCTGTACCGCTTGAGTAGGCGTATAGCGAAGGAACGAAATTAACAGTGTGATTACTGAGGTTTGAATCATCATTGATTGTTTCGACATATACGGTTCCATTTTGTATAGATTTAACATGTTCGTTGCCACTCGAGTCTTCATAGAGGACCAGCTTATCTTGTGGGGTGGTCGCCGTAAACATGTATAGACTGCTTAACCAGGAGTATGTGGCTGAGTGTGCAATGCCTACCACTAGGTAGGAAAAATTAGCAGCATCAAATCCTGGTACGCCACCACCAGTGACGCTACCTGATCGGGGTGATGACTTAGCAGTCCATGCAGGCCAATCCCATGTGTTCATTGAAGATGCGCAGCCGTTTCCTGCCGCTATGGCTGATGCTTTATGCGGCAAATATACGATGAAACTTGATAACAGTAGAACACCAATAACTAGCAATGATGCGCCATTTTTTAAAGGTGTAAGGTTCATCTGTCACCCCGGAACTTAAAACGGCTAATCGTCCAGGTTGCTACGCCGACAGCGATAGCCCCGGCACATACATGGACAACTTCAGCATGAATCCATGCCTCTAGTTGGCTAAAATCTACACTCACTGGTTGTGGTGTAGCGGTGTCAGCGAAGGCGTCGGCCGTTCCCACTCCAAGTAGGAGGACACTTGTTGCGGCAGATAGCATAACATAGGCGTACCGCCTATGTTTTTTTGCCCTGTACGCAACGAAGTGTCTTAGTCTTACAAAAGCTGCGTTGACCATGACACTAATGCCCTCATCACCCAAACAACAGCACCTAGTCCACCTAGTAAAATCATGACTTCCCCCATGTCGCTCGATATCATCCCAATAATTGTTGTTACAAGATCAGCGCTACTCATTAGTTAAACGTCCTTGCCGCTAGCCTTGTTACGGTGTAGTACAAAAATGAGATGATAAACATAATTGCACCCATAATGCCGATAACTGGCAGAAGGTATGTTAGATACGTTGAAGCTTCGCTAATTATCTCGTTTACTACGCTTGCCGGAGCCATGCCTGCCCTCCTGTGTTGTTAAGAAGAACAATGCTGATTCCAAACAAACGAGTGCTATTAGTAGTACTAAGATCCCCAACGGTATGGGTATTGTCTGCATCATGGGTTAGTCTCCAGTTAATCTTTTATAACGTCGATATTCTTTATCAAATGCTGCAATAGTTTCCTTGTTTTCACGGACTAGTTTGTTATAGGCTCGATCACTTCCACCGATTCTACCTGGCGTGGAAATACCGCTAGAGTGAACGAAGGATTTAAATAGATGCAATATTACACTAGCGGCGAATAGTCCACCCAGAATTAAGAGTAGTTGTGGCATGTCCGCCACTAGCCGATTAACCACGGTTGTTACTGTGGTGTGACCTATTCCAATTGGTAGGATTGCACTTGAAAACATAATTTTATGAAGGGGGGTATTGCCCCCCTTTAACTAACCTCGGAGCTTCATCCACTTGCGCAGCAAATGCAGAACCACACCGATTGCGAACAGTCCGCCAAGGACGATAAGCAGTTCGGGTAGATCAGCGGTTAGCTGGTTTGTAACAGTAGTCACAAGCGTTGTCGCACTACCAGACGGTATGATGCCTGTTGCAGTTGCAAACATTGTGTTACCCTTTCTCCCCCATTAGTTTTGATATTTGCCTTTAGGCTGGTAGGACTAGCATCCTTCCGATTTACGGGTCCGTACAGTGACCGCACCAGGCTACTATTTAGCTTTTTGCTGCTCCATGAGTAAACGCACAGCGTTTTCCTCGCCTCGAGTACAGAGATATTGATACTTGTATCCCCCTACAAGTGTTACGATCACCATAAAATATGGCTTCCCTGCTTTTGATACTTTTTGTGATAGTTCCACACTGTTTACAATGTCTGTAAAGTCAATGTCCACTTCACCCTCCTTAGAAATTAAAAAAACCTCCGGCACACTCGGAGGTTTACTTTTTCATTATTAGGTAGTAGTATTCGGGGGAACAGAGATTGCGCAATTTTTTTGATTTTATTCAAAAAAATCAATATACATTGTGCGACATATTGTCACACACTTTTATGTTTGCGTTGACTAAGTACTTACCCCCCCTTAAAACTTGTCCTAAGCTTGCTCTTTCCACTTTGTGGTATGCTTCTGCTCTGCCTGGTGGCGCTGGCCGGCCTGTATTTGCTGTGGCGCTAGCTATTACTATGATGATTTCGCGTTACGCGTGGCTCGGGTTCTGTATAAAGAATGTTCGTATTATGTTCACAATGCTGTACGACGCTCCCGTGGTAATCAAAAGATGCATACGGTAGCCATGATATGACTGGTGTGAGGTGAGTTAGGAGAGGTGTATATGGGCGTGGCGGCGGCCGAACGGGTGTTTTGCGCTGTCTTGCTTAGAGACGGCTTCCCCGTTCTGGCCGCTGCCTCTTGGCCTCTAGTTCGGCTGGTGGCCAGCCCGGAAGGCGTCGATGATGCCTCCGACCGTGTAGATGATCGAAGCCGGGTCACCGTCGCAGCAGACCAAGACCATGTAGCCGGTCGTGCGGTTGAGCTCACGCGTGATGGGCTGCACGGCGTAAACGGTGACGTCGGTGAAGTATCTCAGCTTCTGGCGCACGGCCGCACGCAAGGCTTCGCCGCGCATGAGGTCTCCATCGCCGCACTCAACGGCCATGGAGTCCGTCGTTCCTTGTTTGGCGACAGCCAAAATCAGGCTCATCCTACCCTCTCCTAA